TGGTGCTGGATGGAAAGCTGGTACTAAGTATAATACAGATACTACTTATACTCATCCTACCTATACTAGTTCTGCTTCTGGACTTAAAAAGTTTACTGTAGATGCAACGGGACATGTATCTGCTACTGCTGCTGTTACTAAGAGTGATATTACTGCTCTTGGTATTCCTGGAGAAGATACTAATACTACTTATGCTAATTATATTGGAGCAACAAGTAGTGCTGCTGGTGTTGCTGGATTAGTTCCTAGTGCAACAACTGCTCAAACATCATCTTATCTGAGAGGTGATGGTACATGGAATGTTCCAACTAATACTACCTATGCTGCTGTTACTACTGCAGCTAATGGTTTAATGTCTAAGGATGATAAGATTAAGTTAAATAGTATAGCAGCTTCTGCTAATAAATATACTCATCCTACTTATACTAGTTCTGCTTCTGGTTTTAAGAAGTTTACTGTAGATGCAACAGGACATGTTAGTGCTACTGCAGCTGTTGCTAAGAGTGATATTACTGGATTAGGTATACCTGCACAAGATACTACCTATGCTGCTGTTACTACTGCGGCTAATGGTTTAATGATTGCTGCAGATAAAACTAAGTTAGATGGTATAGCAGAAGGAGCTAATAATTATACTCATCCTACTTATACTTCTGCTGCTAGTGGTTTTTATAAAGTAGCCGTAGATGGTACTGGACATGTATCTGGAGCAACAGCTGTTGCTAAAACAGATATAACAGGTCTTGGTATTCCTGCACAAGATACTACTTATGCAGCATTTACATCTGCAGCTAATGGTTTAGTACCTGCTGCTAAATCTGGTAGTACTAGTTATCTTACTTCTGCTTATGTATTAACTGGTGCTGGTTGGAAAGCTGGTACTAAGTATAATACCGATACTAATACTACTTATGCTGCTGTTACTACTGCTGCAAATGGTTTAATGACAAGCACCGATAAAACTAAATTAGATAGTATAGCTGCATCTGCTAATAACTATACTCATCCTACTTATACTAGTTCTGCTAGTGGATTTAAGAAGTTTACTGTAGATGCAACTGGACATGTTAGTGCTACTGCTGCTGTTGCTAAGAGTGATATTACTGCTCTTGGTATTCCTGCACAAGATACTACTTATACAGCATTTACTTCTGCTGCTGCAGGATTAGTACCTGCTGCTAAATCTGGTAGTACTAGTTATCTTACTTCTGCTTATGTATTAACTGGTGCTGGTTGGAAAGCTGGTACTAAGTATAATACAGATACTACTTATGCATCTGCTACAAGTGCTGCTGCTGGTCTTACTAAAGCATCTTATGTAGATGGAACAACTCTTGTGGTATTCTAAAAAATAAAATATTTTATTTTTATAACATTATTTTTAAATAATTATTGGAGGAGAGGTTATCCTCTCCTCCTTTGTTAAGAAAACTTTAAATTAATAATGTTATGAAAGGATAGCCAAAATTCATGGGTATCATAACTACAGATGATCAATATTATCATGATATTGCAGATGCTATTAGAGAAATTAATGAAAGCGAAGAAACATATACCCCATCATTAATGGCTGGTGCTATTAGAAATATGGGTAGTGTAAAAGGGGTTAAAGGAGATGCTGAATCTGAATATAGAAAAGGCTATGTAAATTTAACTCCTGCTGATATTGGAGCATTACCTTCTTCTGCAGCCGTTCAATCTGCAGAAAAAGCTACTAAAGATGCAGATGGTAATGTTATTAGTACAACTTATCAAAAAATTACAAATGTAACATCAAAAGGTGATGCTACAACGCCTGTATATTTTGATGCTAATGGAGCAGCAATACCAATTTCAAGTTATTCTGGTAATGCTGCTACTGCTGATAAATTACATAATCAAGTTGATATTACTGTTGGATCTTCTACTAAATCTTTTGATGGTTCTACTAATGTACAATTTAGTAAATCAGAAATTGGATATATTACAGCTGAAGTTGATGGAGAAACATTAATATTAAAATAAAATTATATAATTTTTGTTTTTATATAACATAACTCCATAATAATACCTATATATTCTGGAGGTAGTATTTTAATTATGGTTAACTTTAAATATTTAGATATTCCTCCTTTTAGTAAAAGAGAAGGGGACGCTCTTTTATTTAATGAAGATGGATATCTTGAATATTATATACCAGAAGATTACTTTGAAGGAGGAAAATCTACCTCTGCTAGTATTCAAGGTTCTTATATAGAAATTTTTGGATCTTTTATGTATAGGATATACTCCGATAAAGGTACTCCTGGAAAACTTATGGATTTTTCTTTTCCTACAAAATTTCTTTGTAGACCTGGATCTATAGAAAAGAAAAAAGATATATCTCTAGAAGAACATTTAGACGCTTCTGATTATAGGATTTTACGATTTGAAAAAGGTGATCAATTAATTACAAGATGTCATGTTGAACAGAATATTGATAATGTATCTGAGTTGTTTAGATTACATATTCAAACTGGTAGAATTCCAAACGATATAGACTATTCTTCTCTTTATAAATTTCCTTTTGAAAGTATGGAATTAAATTCTAAAGGATATTCTGTACATGCTCAAGCAATGGGATTGATTTATTCTAAGATTTGTAGAGATCCAGATGATGTGTCTAAACCTTTTAGAATGTCAAAAACTATTGATAAACAAATGATTGGGTATAAACCAATCTCTATTAAAGAAGCGGCTAAATTCGTTTCTCCGTTTGTTTCTCTTACATCTGAGAATTTGGATGAATCTATTATGTCTTCTGTACTTCTGTCTGAGGAAGAAAAGAATGGAAAAGCACATAAAGAAAGTCCATTAGAGAGAGTTCTTATGATGTAATTAAATATATAAGAGAATATTTAAAAAATAAAATTAATATGTATAATATTATAATTTTTGATAAAGATTTTCTATACTTAAAGGAGGATACAGCTTATGTATGCTGGAACAAAAGTAAACTGGCATGAAGTACTGATGAGCAATGCTGTTGCTGAAAATAGTAACGAATCGCTTCCTCTGTTTCTTTGTGTCTTTTCAGCAGATAAGGGTACCGAAGAAATTACAGATTTAACTTATACTGATTTTAGAAAAATGTATGGTGATAATGCTGATTTCTTCAAGCATGGCCAACCTTTAATTCAAGCACATAAGATTTTGGCTGCAGGTGGTAGAGTCCTTGGCAAGAGACTTGTTGCTGATGATGCTACTCTTGCTAATTTGGTTATTCTTGCTGAAATTATTGTTTCTGATATACCAACTGTTAAGTTTACTAAACAAACAGTTACTGATGCTAAAACTTTTGCTCAGGTAAAAGATGCAGCTCTTGAACTTAAGACTAGTACTACTTTTCCATTATTTATTATTTGTGATAATGGTAGAGGTGAATCTTTTAAAAATGTAAGAATTGCTCCTGATTATGATGCATCTAAGACTCTTGATTTTATGCTTTATAATATTCAAGATATCGAAGGTGTTACTGTAATGGAATCTAATAGATTTTCTCTTGATCCAGATGCTATTACTTATAGTGGAAATTCTAAGAAAAATATGGCTCTTCAGAAATCTACTATGAATCAGATCAAAGCAGAATGTCTTGTTGATAGTTTTAAAGAATTTATTGATAAACTTGGAACTGAAGCTGGATATGTTATCCCCGATGAGGAAACTGGAGAGAATATAGTTGATTATAGTACTCTCTATAATCTTGATATCCTTAATGCTTGCAGTAAAAAAGGTCTTCCACTTACTACGTTTAATGTGGATACTACCGAATTAGATATGAAAGCTACTTATGGATATACTCTTAAATCTGGAGATAACGGTTCATTTGGTTCAGCACCGTTCCCAGGTGAAAGTGGAGCAAGCACCGAATGGGTTAACGCTGCAACTGAATTTTTAAGTGCAGAAGTTCCTAGCCCATATTATTCTTATGATGAGATTTACGATCTTGATTATCATAAGATTGATTTCTGTGTTGATGCTAACTATCCTGATGATATTAAAAATCTTATTGTAGAACTTGCTAACTTCAGAGAAGATTTCTTCTATTTCAGAGATCTTGGAATAGATATTGATAATATTGATGAAGTTATAGAAAAAGTTGGAGATGCAACATGGTCTCATAGTCCATTTGTTGGCGACTATATGACTACTTATGATATTATTGATGATTTTTCTAAGAAGCAGATTAAGGTTACTATGCTTCATGGTGTAGCTCCTCTTCTTGTAAATCATTATATGAATAATCCTAATGCTCCTATTGCTGGAGAATTTAACCATTTCATTATTACAGAAATGGTTGATAATACTTTAAATATTATCCCAAGAATTACTCCAAAGAGAGATATGAAGACTGAACTTGATGATCTCAGGGTTAATTATGCTAATTATTCTTCTGATGATGGAATTATTACTGTTCAGTCTACTTATACTTCTCAGGATCATTGGGGTCCTCTCAGTTATTCTTCTAATGTTATTATCACTCAGATGTGTATTAAAGATATTAGAAGATATTGTCCAAAGATCAGATTCATGCTTATGGATGGAAATGATTTTGCACAATATAAGAAACTGATTCAGGATAATGTTATTAGTTACTATGAGAAGTACTTTAAGTCTATTGAGCTGGTTTATACTCGTGATGATGTTATGACTGCTCAGAAGATTTTTAATGCTTCTCTGTATTGTTATTATAAGGACTTCCCGCAGGGTGAAATCTTTGATGTTTTTGCTATTGAAGGAAACCCTGAATCGAATCCAGCATATTAATAAGGAGGAAGTAAAATATGGCTGCTGGTCTTAATTATATTAAGATGCCCAGAAGTGTTACAGAATACACTCTGATGAAAG